AAGAATATTTTATTTATAAATTAAATAGTATCAGTTCTTAGCGTTCGTTGTCTTAGACCCGAATCAATAGTATTTTCCTCTCCATCATCTTCTTCTTTATCATCATCTTCTTCTTCATCAGTACCTGATTGGTACGGAGCTAATACAGGTTTAAAAGTTCTAAATTGTTTTTTAATTAATTTAGAAATTTCATCTTTATACAAAATACTAATATATGAAACATACAATACAATAATAGTATTTAGGAGTGACCTATAACTAAATAATGAAAACAACATTTGTAGAAGCATTATTACCATAATATATCCAAATGGTCTTCCGAATTCAATATCAAATTCCGGGAGTACTTTAAACATGCGTGCCATAGTCTTTATTTTTTTGTACAAAATGAGATTTTTAAGAATCTTAAGTCAATTTAATATTGTATTAATATATATGGCATCATTTACACCACAAAAAGAAAAAAAGAATAATAAAGAATGTAGAGGAAGTATAGCTAATCTAAATTTACAATTTGATAATGATTTTGGAACTGTAAAATTATCTATAGGAAATTATCATGAAGAAAAAATACCCAATATGATATATTTATTAAGTATAGAGATAAATGAAGAAAGTAGAGGAAAGAGAAAATGTAAACCATTGTTAAAAAAAGCATTGCTAGATGGAAAAACAAGATTATTGAATTCAAGTTTTAAAACAGAAGGAAAAAGTATAAATGGATTAGTACATATAGATACATCACTTGAATATTTTAAACGAGCTAAGAATTGTTATATAGAATCTTACAGTTCAATAGGATTAAACATAATTAGAGAAGTACCAATAGGAGAAGGTAAGACAAATATATATTTTCGTTCTGATAAAGTAATACCAGAAAGTGGTGCAAGCGGTGCTGTAATGAGTCGAAAACCTGGTAAAAAAAGAAACAGAAGAAAAGATGGAAAGAAACCAAGACAATTTACATTTACTAGTTCATCATCTAGTTCATCAACAAGTAGTCCATCATCAACTAGTCCATCATCAACTAGTCCATCATCAGCTAGTTCATCAGGTTTAGGTAGTTTTTCACCGGATGATCTTCTTGTTCAGAGAATGGATTCATTATTAAGTCCAAGTGGTTCACCTGATAGAAGAAGGCGTAAACCATCTAAACCATCACCTGGTCAAAGAATGTTTCAACAAGCATTATCGCCACAGGGTAATAAAAAAGGAGGAAGAAGAAAATCTCTTTTTAAGAAAAAGAGAACAAAAAGAAGAAGAAAAAAAAGGGGGTATGGTGGAAAATCCCCCAAGAGAACAAAAAGAAGAAGAAAAAAAAGGGGGTATGGGGGAAAATCCACCAAAAGAACAAAAAGAAGAAGAAAAAAAAGGGGGTATGGGGGAAAATCCACCAAAAGAAGATAATTATTTAGCACGAGCTCTCATTTTTTCTTTGAAGTCTTCTTACTCGTTTTTTACGCCATTTGCTTTTGGTTAAATCTACATGAATCATATTAAATTGATATATAATTTTAAGTATATTATATCAATTAAAAAAATAAATGATTACAAGTAACACAATAAAAGAAATCAAAAATATATTTCATTCTTATGATTTTGATAGAAGTGGTGTATTATCAAAAAATGAATTAAATAGATTTTGTAAATCAATGAATACGTATTTTACAAATAGGGAATTGGATGAAGCAATATATATAATAGATGAAAATAGTGATGGTCAGGTAAATTTCCAAGAATTTATTCAGTTTGTTTTAGAAGATGAATAATAATATTATATATATAAATGTATGATTTAGTTGTATTATTAGTTGATATATTACCCATACTATATATTTTTTTTAATATACTTAATCATGAATGTAAAAAATTAACTAATATTCCAAATAATAAAAAAAATATGTATTTTTTATTACCTTTATTGCATATAGTAACATTTTGTTTATATCCGAATCAAGTAATATTCAAGGATGGTTTTAAAGAGGTAATGTTTTTAGTTTTTGAAATATTATTAACTAAAATACAAATACCTAAAAAAACAAAAACATATGAAAAAGCTATTATAATTGAACCAAAAGAACAAATACATATATTGGATTTTAAAAGTGAACCAATAAATATGCGAATGATTAATAAAGGGAATGTTTTTATGACAGAAGTATCATTAAATATATGTGAAATAGAGAGTTTTTGTAATTCAGTATTAGAATTAAGTAATGTAATAATGTCTTCATATAATGAAGAATATTTAATGTTATCAAATAATGAACAATATTTAACAGATGGACAAATGCCTGAATAATATAAAATTGAAATTTATAATTAAAAATTTTAATTATATTAATATAATGACCTATTTAGTAGATGATGTTTGGTTTATCGTGAAGGAGTTTATGTTAGATTGGAAGATAGGGTGGAATAAAAAGATGAAGTTGACATTTGAAGATATAAAGAGTCGCCTACCTAGAATATTGATGATTGAACGATATGATATGAAAACTAAACTATATCATACAACTTTTCGGACTCATGATGGACTACGTAAGGAACAACGTGTTTGTAATAATTATAATATTAGTGAAAATAGATGGATAGATGTATTTTATTCGGATGTGTTGGTATTAGTTTAAAATAATTATTTAAATATTTAAATTTAATAAATTATATGGCAAGTAAAGTTTTTGGATGTAATGATTTAAGAAAAGAAATATTAAGCTATTTACCAAAATATTGCGGTGAATGTAAAAGAAGAATGGGAAATATAAATTTTCCGAAAGATTTTAAGCAATATAGAAATTATATATGGCGTAAAAATGAATGTAAATGTATGAAAGGGTATTGTAATTGTTGTTATTATTATGTATTTTAATATAATTAAGATTCTACATTTGTATCATTAGATTCTTTTGTTGATTCTATAATTTCGCAATGATTACATATCCAAACAGTTTGATTTTCTTGCATCATTAAAATTTGTCCAAATTCTAAGTCATGAATATGGAAATTAAAATTTTCAGCTTTATTAACAAGAGCAGGTAAGTTATTCATTTGTAATGTAGTAATTAGGGTTCGTTTAACTTGGTCACAAATATCTTTTTTATTATCCATATAATTTAGGTCAACTTGGGTTTTGAAACCACCAAAAAATTCACAAGAAATTTCGCATAAAACCATGATAAATATAATATTTATTAATATTTAAATAAAATTTGTATTAAATATATAATGAATTACAAATCGCAAATAGGACAAGATAAATACGTATTGGATAATATTTTTGCAAACAAAAAGAATGGTTATTTTATTGAATTAGGTGGTGCCGATGGAGTAACTTATTCAAATACTTATTATATGGAGAAAGAATTGGACTGGAATGGTATATGTATAGAGCCAAATCCAAAATATAAAGAATGTCTAAAGAAAAATAGAAATTGTCATAAGGAATTTTGTCCTGTGTATTCATCATCTGGTAAAGAAGTTGAATTTCAGTGGTAAATTGTGGAGAATTATCAGGTATAAGTAATCATATGGGAAGAATAGGAGATTTTAAAGTAACAAATAAAATTATGTTAAAAACAAAAACATTAACAGAAATATTAGATAAATATAATGCTCCTCGTTATATAGATTATTTATCTTTAGATGTTGAAGGAGCTGAACTAGAGGTATTAAAGGGTTTAGATTTTAACAAATATACAATAGGATATATATGTTTGGAACATAATTTTAGACCGCATAGAAAAAAAATTAAAAATTTTTTAAAAAATAAAAAATACATATTTTCAAGATGGAATAGGTTTGATGATGAATTTATGCATATAACACTTTTTAAAAATTATGCTTGGAGTACTTTAAAATGTGATATAACTCCAAATCCTGAACAAATAAAAACATTAAAAGAAAAAAAAATATTAATACCTAAAAGAGGAATAGAATCAGTTAGAGATTGTAACTATTTTGTAGATTGTATGGAATAATTTATTATTTTAATGGAGAAAGAAAAACAAGAAGAAAAGGGTATGGGGGAAATCCCCAAAAGTATAGGGTAAAATCAGACAAGTAAAATATATGTATAGTATAATTATGGAATATAGATGTTGGACGTGGACATTAAATAATGAGAAAATGGAAAAAACAAAAATAAAAAGTAAAGTAAAGGAAATAGGTGAGCGTATAAGGGATAATCAAATAGACAGTTTAAAATATATGAATTCAAAAGAAGAAAAAAGAAACAATAAAGAGTTATCATCAAAAAGATTATCAGAACGAATACAATTAAAACAACGTGTATTTAATCCATATTTGAGAAATAGTGATTATTTGAAAGACTTAAATGTACAAGAAAATTTTTTGAAACCTAAGAATAGTAATTATATAAATTTAGAAGAATAGACCAAAAATAGATTTAAAGGAAAAATTAATACAAAAAGTATATGTCTGGAAACTATATTACACAAAATAATTTATTATTAACAAATTTATTGGAGTTTTATAATAAAAATAATAATTTGGATACAATTTTACCAATAATTAATGGTGAGTCGGAAATTTCATTAAGATTAATAGATTGGTTTGTAACAAATTATGCTAAAAAAAATTTTTCAGTTTATAAAAAGGATAATAAGGAGCGTTTTAAGGTGTATATTGATTATAAATTAAAATTAAAGGCATATTCTAAGAAAAGATTTGATCCATTTTGTAGATGGGATAGAATAAATATTCCATATAAAAATGATACGTTTATTCAGACAACAATAGGTCAATTAAATTTTTTTAGATGGGCTTTAGAGAATGAAATTATTAATTATATAAATAAAAACATGGGCGAAATAATAAAAGATATGAATAAAAGAAATAGTACATCAAAAAAGAGGAAAAATAAGAGAGAAAGGAAAAGAAGAGAGGAATTATCTGTGTGTGCATCAAAAAGTATAAAAAAAGAAAAGGTTGAAATAGTTGTAAAATTTAATTAATTTTTATATTAATAAATTATATATGAAAAATTTATTAATTTTAGGATTGTTATTAATAAGTATATTAATATATTGTTTAGTAAAAGATAATTTTAAAGAAGGATTAAGTTTAGATACTATATCCGAAATAGATTTGGATAGTTATACAAAAGATAGGTGTGAATGGCAAAAGAAATTAAAAACTAAAATGACAACTACAACTTGCGCATTGGATGATAGATGCGACCATGTTAAATTGGGTAAGGTAAGAAAAGTAGAAATGGGTTTAGATGGAAGAATAAAAGTAAAAGAAGAAGACAATGTAAAATGTGAAGGATTTAGTAATAGTACTAATAAAACAGTGACAGAAACTCAAGTGGCTAGATGTGATAAAATAACAAAATGTGAAGATATGGGTAGTAATTGTGCTTATTGTGATGATACTAATCAACCATACGGATTAGGTAGATTTATGTGGACAACACGTGGTTCAGAAGGAGCAGGAACAGAATCTCCTATTAATGAAATAGCTCACCGAGGAAAGCCTTGTCCCAAAAATAAGTATACACAATCAGTAGAATTATGTAATAAACAAAGATTACAAAAACTATGTGGTCTAATAAAATCATGTGATGATTTTGAAAAGTATTCTGAAATAATAGATGAAGGGATATGTGGATTTTGTCCAACAAGAGGTAAAGCTGTACCAATTAAGAAAGTAGGGGAAAGGAATGTACCTTTATATTTACCAGAGGATACATGTTCAGGAGGTCCTGAATTAGAAAAATATGGTACATTAAATGCGAAGCAGTGTACAAAATTCATGACAGATAATCCATGTGTAAGACCACAATATTGGACTGGTTCACCGGATCATTCAGGAGAATGTTATGAAAAGTTATATAAAAAAGCGGGAGGTAGAGATTCTAAAAAGGATGACACTTGGTGGGGTGGTAATTCATATTGGAGAAGATCTGGATTTGGTGTAACTAGAAATGATTTAAATTTGGGAAATAGTGCTCCGTCCTCTTTTTTCAGAAACTACGCACCAATACCTTGGGTAATAAGATACTTTAAAAACAAAGCTAATAAAATAAATGATAGATGTTATTCAGCTGCAAACAATTCATGGTCTTGGCTAACAGGTTATAGTTTAGATCCATGTAAACATCAAGATGAAAAAAATGTTCCAAATAAATATTGTCAAGCAACACGTTGGGATACTTTAGACGAACAGAAAGAAACAGGACATGCAAGAAGAGTATTAAATACAAAATTAGATAATGCATGTGAAGGTTTTAAAAATCTCGAAGGTTTTAAAACTCGCGAAGGTTTTAGAAATGGAATGGATTGGTTAAGAAAAAATATGCCAGCATTATTAGACAAGATAGAAGCACAAAAATGGTATAGTAAAAAAATGATAGAATCAAAAAAGAAAGCAAATATAGGAGGACAAACATGGAAGAATTTTTTGAAGGAAATAGAAGGCGTAATGTATGGTGGTAAGACATATCAAATGAGAGTATATGCAACACTTCTGTTAAAGGGTGAAGGTTATAAACCACCCCCTCCGCCTCCAATGAAAAAAGGAGATTATGTAGAATTTAAATTAAGAGAGCATATTTTCCGTGGAATATTATGGGAAAAGAAGGGTTCTGATTGTAAAGTAATGTGGGATTATTATAAAAATACTAGTACAAATCGTGAACAATTTCGTGGTCCGAGTTATGGAGTATGTTATAATACTAAAGAAAAATTAGGAGGGGAATTTAATGAAGGAAATTGTATAGAAGGAGTAAAAGGAAATGCGTATAAAGATGGTGGTAAAACATGTAATGATAAAAACGGAATGAGCGCTAGTTCTTGTAAGAAACCTTATGGTGTAAAAGTTAAATCAAAAAACTTTCAAAAATCTTTATTTGGATATCCACAATATCCATCAACTAGAGCAAAATATTCTCCAGGTACAATGTTAGGTAATTATCCTCGTGGTGCAATTAAAAATGTATTTTTACGTGTAATAAAAAGATGTAAACCATCATCAGAAGGTTGTTCGTCAACAGAATATAATTGTGAAGATGCGAAGATAATAGCTAATAAAATTTACAAAAAACCTCAAGATTGTGCTTTTAGTATGAGTGAATATACACCTTGTTCAAAGAAATGTGATGGTGGTTGGCAATACAGAGACTATAAAACTATATTACCAGCGAAGGGTCCCGATGCGGACAAATGTCCTATTGGTCCTAATCAAAAAGGTTATAGTACAAAATTTGCTTGGAGAAGATGTAATACACAACCATGTCACGAACATAAAAATCGTAGAATTAAGATAAGATGGTGTGGTAAAAATGGAGATGACAAAAATTGTTTAGATCCAGGTATTTTCCAACACGCAAATTCTTGTATTGGTGTTGGTGCAAGAGGTAGAGGTGATTATAATTCGTACAGTAGTAAAGCTTGGGGAACAAAAGGAGATGAGATACAGAGAGGTAGTTGTCAAGATGGAGGTGTAAGCAAGAATTGGAGAGATTCTGCAGGAGAACACTTAAAGGATGATGCACATTTTTATTTGACTCCTAATCATAACAAACCAGATGTATATACATTTAAATATTGGTCACCAAATTCATGGAGTAAGGTAAAAAAAAATGCTAGGCGTGCAGGTCTAAAAAATGATAAAGGTGGTGAAGGTTTATGTTTACATCCTAACGTAAATACAGTAGAAGTAAAAGGTGGTAGTTATAGTTTTAGATGGGGTAGAGACCAAGGATGGATTCGTGGTCCTACAAATGCTAGAAATCATAATGCTGGATATAAAGGTGGTTATTGTCCTTGGAGACCACCTAGAGGTTTTGGTCAAATTTATGGTTCTTGGCTGGGTGGAAAATCATTAAATATATCAATGGTGGCAAATACTGACACTTCCGACAGAAATCGTGGAAAAGAAAGTATATGCTATGTTAGAGATGGTAAATGGGGTAAAATGGTGAGAATTAATAATAAAACTGGTAGATATGTATGGGGGTCAGGACGGTATGTTCTTGTAAAAAGAAATCGATGGAATTGGAGACGTTTTAGAACGGAAACATATTATTTATCACCTAAAGGTAGAAGAGGTTTGCGAGATTGGTATAGAGCTGGGAAAAATGCAGGTTCTAATTATAGATTTAGAAAAGGTTCTAGATTTAATTGTAATATAGGTGCAAGATATAATAAAGGTGCAGAATGGGATGGATTAGGTGGTTTGGGTAGTTGTAATAGTAAATATGCTCAATTAAAAATGGAAAAAACAGGTAAAGGAAATTTTAGATTAAAGAGAGAAGCTTTTAATAATTTAAATAATAATGAAGATGAAGAGTCTAGTCAATCAATATGGGATTATATATTAGATTTTTTTACAGACAAAAAAGCTTGTGGTTATACTGACGGCAACTTAAAGGAAGGATTACATTGGATGACAAAAGGTTCTAAAAGAAGTCAGACATCAGGTAAAGGTTATTATATGGGAGAACCAAGTCGTGGATATAGAGATGCTACTCACGATCGTTTATATGCAAATGATAGAGGTTCTGTTCATAGAATTCATTGTGACACCAGTTGGAGAGCAGAAAGGAGAGTGGGTATATTTAAATGTAAAGGTGGTAGAAAAAATGGCAAGAAATATCCATTTAAAAGTCAATCAG